CAATTCTTCTGGTATATCTATAACAGGAAACATTTCCATTCATATAATATATATTTATTTATTTAAAAAATATATACAAAAATCAAATTAAATTAAAAAAAAAATTTTCTAATTATTTTTCACATTATTTTTCACATTTATTTTACACATTATTTTTCACATTATTTTTAATAATTACCAACCGCTAGAAGTATCTTCTGGATCATCACCATCATCATCATCATCCGAATCTTCATGTTCATCATCATCCTCAACATCAAACTGATTTGTAATGAATTTCTGAGTCATTTCTGAGACAACCCGGAATGCCTTGGCACCAGTATAACTGATTACAATCCATAGACCCTCGGTATCTTCTAGAGAATATTCATCACTTGATACCTTAAGGTGAAACTGTTCGTTGATTTTCCGTCCAGAATCATTGACACGAATAGATGGACTGCGATCAAGTCCGATACCTTGCTGGAGATCATCCTTGAGTTGTGCAATAACACTACCCTCTACACCAATGATCTTACCAAAGAATCGGGAATTTACTGGTAGCCAGAAAGTGTAATATACCCGATCATTTGTAGGCTTTTTCTTGTTTTTCTGAAGGTTCTTATTCTCACGAGGTTCCCGTGGAGGCATAGTAATTGTTCCATTGATGATTCCTTCACACATAGTGATTTCTTCAACAACAATCTCATTGAAACGGTCGTGATTACTACATCCATCAACATTATCCCAGTTGGCCTTTAGGATATCATCAGTCGTAACTTGAAGGCGGAAACCACCAAGTGAATCATCTGGAAATTCCTTCATGTATCGACTCTTGGACTTACCCGATAGAGTCTTGATTCGTCCACCTTTATGACCAATAAATGATCCAACCCGAACATCATCACCATTGGCATTCTCTACCGGATTAATATTCAGATTCACTGATACTTTCCCATCAATCCGGGAAAATTCCCGATTAAATTCAACAACTTCACCCACACCCGTAGTTCCATCAACAGAAGACATAATTTTGTTTGTAAGTTTTTTTTAGTTTAGTTGATTAGTTTAGTTGATTTTTTAGTTTGTATTCTCTTATTTATATTTAATGATATTCTTTTAAATATTTTCAAATTAATTAGTGAGCAATTAAAATATTATTATATATATAATGAGTTTTTCAAAAACATATAAAAAACATAGTAAAAATATAGAAAAATATTTTCCGATTACTATTTTTGTAATTATAACAATTCTTATATTAATATCACTATTTTCTAATAATAATGTTAAAGAAGGATTAGAAAAGAAGAAAGAAGAGAAGGCAAAATCAACATGGATTACAGTTGCTTTAATAATTTTTGGTGTAGTTGTTTTATTAATAATAATATATATTATATATTTATCTTTTAAAGATACTCCATTAATATCAACAGGAAAACAATCAAATATGGGTAGAGGTAGAGAACAATTTCCAGGCGATTCAGTTGTACAGGGGTATTATCCCAATGGAACAGAATTATTACAGAATGATGGATATACTAAATTAAAACAATCTGGTGGTAGAAAAAAAAAGTAAATGATATAAAAAATATTAAGTTTGGTAAATTCCCGAAATGTTATGGAAAATATGGAATAATATAAATATGGATTCCAAAAAATAGTAAATGAACCAGTTATAAGTATGTATTTTTTTGTTGAGTAATAGTATATATTTAGTGTTTAAAAGATTAATCTATATATAATATAATATAATATAATGAAATCTAAAATTAATTGCTTCAATTGCAAAATTACTCAAAATGATATGGAATTACATAACCACGATTATAAAACATTAAAAGATTTAGCAGAAGATATTGGTTTATCATATAATATCGTTGCTGATATGCATTGTGGAAGAAGAAAAGGAAATAAAAGAAAACAATTTAAGTTTCAACCAAAAATTGAAATTACCAGAATTGAAAAATCAATGAATTTATAATTCAAAGATAGTGGTCATATTATTATAATAATAATCAAATACTAAACTAATCATAATTAAATTAATAATGATAATAATAGTAAATTCAATATATTTATTATTTGTATATAAATAATCTAATTCTTTTTCCATATAATTTGTTTTACTATTTAAATTATATCCAAATTTTTCATAGTATTGCCTAACACCAACACCAGCAATAATATTAACTTTTTTAATATTATTTAATTTAACAATATCTTCTGCTCTCTTTAGTAATCTTTTACCAAATCCTTGATGTTGAACATTATGACCCTTTTCATTATGCTTACATAGTGAACCATAAACATGAAGTTCGCGGATAAAAGCAGAATCATGTAAATTTTTATGAAATAGATCATCATTATTATTATTAATTCGAAGTCTAATAAATCCATAAATAATACTATAATCAGGTGATTCATAACTAATAAAATATTCTTTACCATTATTACCATTATATTCTCTAGTAACTTCTACGGCTTCATCTATATTAGTTATTTGACTATTTACTTCACGACACCGAATACAATTACATTTCATATTATTTTTTTTCATATGATTGAGTAGATGTTGTCTCAAATTAACATCTTTATTTCCACCTTCAATCCAATTCATAGGTATATCTCTGATAATACGATTTAATCTGATCCATGGAAATACATTTAGTTTAATATATAAGACAACTTCTATCAACTTATCTTTATTTTCAGAATAAGGTTTATATGTTCCATTATCATACCATTCTTTAATCTCGGTAAATGGAACAGTTGAACATGGGTAAATTTTCAATTGATCTGGTTGAATATCAGGATAATCTAGTGTATATTTATAATAATGTTCAGATACTTTTTGAACTTTATGTGAGAATAATTTTTCAAACATATTCATATCTTTTTCAAAAGTAGATCCAGGTAAATCTGGCATCAAATGCATATCAATTTTATAACCATTTTGTTTTAATAGATATGTTGCCTTTATGGTATCTTTCAAATAACAATCTCTTTTAATATATTTTAAAACATCATCATCAAAATGCTGAACACCAATTTGAACCCGAGTAATATTCATTTTTCGTAAATTTTTAATTTCTCTGATAGTAATACAATCTGGACGAGTTTCAGTTGTAACACCAATAATTCTAGATGATGCTCTTTGATTATATTCTATTTCTTTCTCTAATGACTGTGGTTCATGATAAGGTCCATTATAAGTATTAACAGTGTAATACATATCTCTAATAAATTGAATTCTGTAATCTAATGGATAATGATCCCATGTTCCACCAAGAATAATAATTTCAATTTTATCAATCGGATGACCCATAGCATTCAAAACATTTGCTCTATCAACGATTTGTTCTTTACAATCAAACTGATTTCTATTAGCTCTAAGGACAGCTGGTTCTGATGAAATATAACTACGAGGTTGAGCAATTTTAACACCAATAAATGTTTCTCCAATTTCAAATGTATTATTTGAAATTTTAATTGAAAATTCATGATCAGTAAAATGAATAGAATCTTCAACAATAATTTTAACATCGTGATATAAAATATAATTAATAATACGAATATAATTTAAATCCATCTCACAATATACACGAACAAATTCTTTATTTTTACCATGAATTGAAACAACCATTAAATCTAATTTCATTTCCGGTTCATTAGGACAATAAGCACAATTCTTTCCACAACTAAACGATTGTTCAACTATTTCTCCATTAACATTAGTATATTTAGGGAAAGGACTTGTTAAAACAGTAATAACAGCCACACCAGATGAACTTTTACCAATCTTCCTCAAAGAAAATTTCAAAAAATCACTCGTAACTTTATCTTTATCAATATATTTAATTGCATCACGAATTAACATCTTTTTTGGGCAAATCGTATACTTCTTTCTGAGTTGTGTAAAATGTTTATCATAATCTCTTCTAGTTTTATATTCTTTATATGCTAATTCTTTTGTAAATTCAATAATCTTTTTTTCATCTGCGTGATTTTTAACGAGATTTTCTATATCCATTGTGGATTTAATAATATATTATTTGATTAAAAATATTTCAAATTATTTATATTACATGCGATGCTAATACTAAACTATTTGAATTTACATTTTTTTTAATTAATTATTAATTCTTCTACATTCGTTATATAAATAATATTTATTATATAAATAAATTTGATTATATAAATAAATTTGATTATTAAATAAACATATAAATAAACACTAAAAGTTTATTTGAAATGAAGACAACTAATACTAAAAAATATACAGATGTTGAAAATCCATCAAATAAAAAAGAAAAAGATTGTTCAAAATGTTGGATGATATCATTGTGTATATGTTTATCTATATTGATTGGATTAATATGTTTCAGTATATTTGAAATTGTAAAATATATCCAAGATACTGAAGAAAATAGAACAAATATTGATAATAGATACACACATATATCATATAATGTAATTGATTACGAAATAGATCCTAATATTGATTATAATTGTACAAATATGGATCAATGTAAATTTAAATGTTCATTCATTAAAAATAATCTTCATGAAGAACGAAAATCTTGTGAATATGATGATTGGTTAGATTTTTGGAAATGGTTCCTGATTGTATGGGGAATAGTCATTATATGTAGTTGTATTTGTGGTGGATTAAAGACAAAAAATTGAATCATAATTAATAAATATAAATATTTTTTTTTAATTTGATAATTATTTAAAAATATTTAACAATAAATATAAATATGGTTGAATATACTTGCGAGAAGTGTAATAAAGTTTTTAAAAATAAATCATCATATACAAAACATCAAAATCGCAAGACACCATGTGAAAATGATGTTTTAAAAGAAAAGAAAGTTGAAGAAGTAATCAAAATGAATGAAATTGTATGTAAAAATAATGGTAAGGTAAAAGCTATTAGTTTATTTTCAGGTATGGGAGGTGATTCTTTGGGTATTGAAAATGCTGGTTGTGATTTAATAGCATATTCAGAATGGGAAAAAGAGATGATTGATACTCATGAATTAAATTTCCCAGAAACAAAATTGATTGGGAATGGTAATATTACAAAAACAACAGATGAGGAGTTTTCAAAATATAAGGGTATTGTTAATTTAATTTTCGCGGGCTTCCCATGTCAGGGATTTAGTCAAGCAGGCAAAAAATTACCAGATGACCCAAGGAATACACTATTTAGGGAATTCTTACGCACAACCAAATTAATTGAACCAGATTATATTATTGGTGAAAATGTTAAAGGATTGGTAAAACGTAACACATCTGATGGAGAAAAATTTATAGATGTAATTAAAAAAGAATTTGAATCTAATGGTTATGATATTTATTATAAAGTATTTATGTGTAGTAAATTAGATATCGGTGTTCCTCAAAATAGAGAAAGATTAATTATTGTCGGAATTCGATCTGATCTAAATCAAGAATTTGCTTTCCCTGAAGAAAATAAAAACAAAGTCGGGGATTTAAAAAATATCATTTCATTTAATATGACAGGTGCTTTAAAAATTGAACCAGATTATTTAGACTTTGATTTCAATGAAATACCTAAAGAATGTATACTAACCGATATGGACAATGAAGAAGAAGAAAATAATCCTCATCCAAATTTGGTTCAATATGCTAAAAAGAGAGATTATGTGAGAAAAGAAAAAGCAAGACCACATAGACTTCATTTTGGTAGAAGATTAGATGTTGGTGGTGAAATAATTGATATAAGGAAACCTATTAATACTATAATTTGTTCTTATGCTCATTGTCCACGATTCTTTATTCCATTAAAAAATAAAAATGGTAATTATTTGAGAACACTTTTACCATATGAACTAAAACAGATTCAAGGATTTCCAGAAAACTATAAACTATCGGGAAATACTAGTAAACAAATTAAACAGATTGGGAATGCGGTTCCTCCTCCTCTAATTGAAATGATTGTTCGGAGTTTAATAAATGATTAATTGATGTTTTATATGTAGCCCTTGGACATACTGACATGTGATTGAATAATAAAGCATTACCATTAATATTTTTTTTACGGGACCATTTATCTCTCATATCTTCAATCTCTTTTTGATATTCTAATGCTAATTTAAAATCTTCTCCAATTAAATCTATACCATTTATAAATATTATCTGGGGTTTAATATTTTCTTTTTTTTTAAAAATTTTACCGGTAAATAATATAATATAATATATTTTTTCTGTCGGTAGGGTATCATTGAAATATACAGTATAACCATCTGTTTTTTTAATTTCAATATCCAATCCAATATTATTTATATTTCTAAAATCTTTAGATTGTTGAGAACCAGCTTCTTTAAAACAATATTTTAATTCATGTAAACAACCTCTAATTAAATCAATAGATTCTCTTTCTGTATTTTGAGTATTACCTTTAATTGTTTTTAACTTTATTAAATCTTTATAAATAATTCTATTCATAATACATTTTTTAATATTATTAAAAGCTGTCAATCTATCCATAACTATATTATTATCTAATAAAAATTTATATTTAATTATTATCTAATAAAAATTTATATTTTATTATTCAAATTTTTTAAAATTAAAATAATTTGAAATTATTTAAAATTAATTAAATTATAAATAATAAAGAAAAATTAATTAATGTCACCAAATCGTCTTAAACCTCACCACTATAATATTTCGATATCAGACTACATCCAGTCTTATAGGAATAATGAATATGACCTACCACCTTGGCAAAGAGAAGATTGCTGGTCTCCTGAATATCGTAAAGAGTTGATCATATCAATTTTAGAAGGAACAGATTTACCAAAACTATATATGGCAAATATTACAGATAATGAAAATGAAGGTATTTCTCTATTAGATGGTGGGCATAGGACAAGGACATTTTTAGGTTATTGTAATAATGATTTTAGTATTCCTATGAATGGTAAGAATGTATTTTATAATAACTCGGATGGCACGCCATTATCTGAAACATTATCACACGAGAATAAAATTTATTTCGATGCATATCAACTATCAATTACCCGATATGATGAAATTACTACTAAAGATGCTAGAAAACTATTTAATCGCCTCCAAAATGCTGTTCCAATGAGTATTGCTGATGTTATTAATAGTAGGGAGTCGCCTCTAATTGATTGGCTACGGGATTTAAAGAAAAATGGTATTATAGATGCGAAGAGAATTGAATATTATTTTAATAATAAAACAGATACGGGTAAAAGTTTACCTAATACTAATAATAATGAAGATTTATATCAATTAGTATCTTGGTTTACAATTATTAATCCGATACCAGAAAATAATGAAGAATTAGAAATTATTGCTAGTAGATATTTAGAGAAAGGTAAAACTAAATCAGCAATGCCTCTAAAATATCTAAAAAAATTTGATGAGACGTTTGATAATATATCTGAAGAATTTAAAACTAATTTCATAAATATGCTTACTCAATTCTTACAATATCTATCTACTAAAAGAACAAAGATTAGTATGGCAGATTTAAATACTATTCTTCACTCAATGTGTCATATTGAAAATACTGATATACAAAGAATTGAACACTTTCAAACTCAACTAGAATCTTATAATACTAAGAAAAGTGCGGCTAAGAAACAACAATCTAATCATAATTATGATCTATCTAAATCCCTTAATATTGAAGCCGATAATCTTAATAATATGTATAATGGAAATCTAGTAGAATGGATTAAATCAAGAACTGATGGTGGTAGTAGTGAAAGAAAAATGAGGGTTCGTTCTGAAATGATTAAAGAGCATTGTTTAAAACTAACAACTGTTGTTGGTTCAGAACTAGGAACCGATACAACTGTTGATAATAGTGACCGGATTAATGATTTTGTAAATAATACAAGTGTATCATCATTAATGGAGAGTGTTCTCCATCCAGTTGAAGTTGTTGACAGTATCCATTAATTATAATTTGAAATATATATATTTTTTTTTTATAAATTAATATAATTGAATTATGTCTATTGAAGATATTCATGTTAAAAATGTATACGATAAAATAGCAACTGAATTTGATAATACAAGATATAGGCCTTGGACTTGTGTTGAATGGTTTTTAAAGG